TCGTACAGACAAGCCTCGCGTTCCGAACGTTTAACCGCCGAAGTGCGAAGTGAATCAGCCACATTAAGAACACTATGCTCGATATTTGTACGAGATTTAAACCAACTGAAAGGATGAAAACACCAACACCAAAAACCTACCTAAGCACTGAGCTTGCTAAGTTTGACCCGATAACCAAAGAGGTTAACGATTTTTTGAAAGACTTCACCAGCGTTGAGATTGCTGGTGTGTTCGACGACGAAGGGTATAAGGCCGCCAAGAGCGACGTTAAACTAATGAGGCAATATATTAAGCGCATCGAAGACCAACGCGTTGAAGGTAAGGCATTATTTCTTGAGGGCGGGCGTGCCGTTGATGCGAAGTCAAAAGAAGTCAAAGCAATTATTGACCCCGTTTTGCTTCGTCGCATAGACCAGATAGTAGCTATTGATGACGAGAAGGAAAAGCAACGTAAAGCAAAAGCCCTTTTAAGACATACCCGATTGACGGACGCGGGGTATGAGTACAGTAATGGAGCTTACCGGGTAGGCATTAAAATCATGCACCCCTCAGCGATTGAAACAGCCAGCGAGGAAGAGTTTAACGCGCAAGTTATAGCGGGCTCAGAGGAATCGGCACGTTTGAAATCGGAGGACGAGGCAAAGAAGGTTGAAGACGACCGACTAGCAAAGGAAAACGCGGCGTTGCGTGCTAGGTTGGCAGAGGTTGAGAAGGTCGAGGTGTTTGAACCCGCTGTGAGCAGCACAGGCGCACCAACGCGGGCAGACTTCAACCCCGCTGTACGTAGTGCTGAAACACCAACCTTTGGCGACACTCCACTACCCAAGCCACAACTATACAAGAACGGGTTTGACGCGTGCCGGACGCTTGCCATTGAGGTTGTTAAAAACACCACGTCGAAAAAAGAAATCATTCAGGAATTATTAAATTTGATAGCATGAACAACCAACTACAGAAACAAACACCGCGCGAGCTGATGAGCAGCGAGGGATTTGATCAGATGCAACGCATCTCGAAATTCCTTTCCGCTTCGGACATCATACCAAAGGAGTTCAAAGGCAACGTAGCCAACTGCATGGTGGCGTGTATGGCGGCAAGCGACATGAACAAAACGCCTTTTTTCATTATGCAAAATGCGTGCGTTATTCATGGTAAATTATCATGGAATTCAACGTACATTATCTCCGCGATAAACGTGAGCGGTATCTTCACCCCTTTGCGCTTTCGTTACAGTAAGGATAAGACCGAATGCACCGCCTACGCTACCGAGATTCAGACGGGCGAAGTTGTTGAGGGTATTACCCTAACAATGGCAATGGCAGACGCTGAAGGTTGGTCAACGAAGAGCGGATCCAAATGGAAGACCATGCCGCAATTGATGCTTCAGTACCGCGCCGCAACTTTCTTCGGGCGTGCTTATGTTCCGCACGTGTTGAACGGTATGCAGACCGCTGACGAAGCGCAGGACGTGAACGGCTACCACGATGAATCAACGAAGGTACAAGACCTCAACGATAAACTGAAGCACGAAGAGGCACCTAACAGCGATGGAATTGAAGACGCTGAAGAAATCACTGACGACGACCTAACAGATTAAAGGATTGAAAAAACTGCGTGACACTGCTCGAAAGACCAAGACCGCAAACCAAGACGGGGGAATGGAAACGCCCCCATTTTTTCACCACTAAGAAACACCCCAACGAAATGAAAGTATATCTAACAGCAGGTCACACCGTTATCAACGGCAAAGGCACTGGCGTACATTCAGGAACGCGCGACGAAGCAAAGGAAGCCGCTTACCTACGTGATGAAATAGCGTGCTACCTAGAACGTCGGAACGTCACCGTAATAAAAGACGATGTCACCACAGGCTTCGGGCGTGTGATGACATGGCTAAATAACACACTCACCAAATCAGATACGGCGATTGAGATACACTTCGACGCTTCAGGGTCGGGCGGCCCGAACGGGTGTACAGCATTCGTACCAATCAATCCAACCTCGCATGAAGAAGACCTTGGACGTAGGTTGTGTAAAGCGATTTTTGAAGCGGCACATATCAAGCCACGAGGCTCCAATAAAGGTGTGAGAGATGAGGGCTTTACCTTCCACAAGCGTCTACGCTTCCTTCATTCGCCAGCCGTTGCGACAAATGTTTTGCTCGAAGTGTGTTTTATAACGAGTGATTCGGATTGGAATAAGTATATTACGAACCGAGATAGCATTGCACTGATGCTTTCAAATAGTATCTACAACCATTTAAAAGACAGACATAATGGCAAAGCCTGATCCAATAACCCTCGAATATACAGCCGATAAGAAAGGCGGCTATACGTGTGTGTTCTTATGGGAAAACGAAGACCGCAAAACGGTGTACGATGTTAGCGCGGACATGATAGACGAGTACGAAACCAGTGGCATTGGCGTTGAAGAATTTTACTACAGTATTAACTGAGCATAGTAGCAGCCTTCTCATAGGTTGTATTTAAGGTGGAAAGGATTTAGCACCCTTTCATTTGGTTAAGTTGGAAGCCCTGTGGAAACGTTCACAGGGCTTTTTTTGTGGTAAAAGAAAAGCCCTCACTTACGCAAGGGCCTCCCGTCATACCGAAGCTAACACACCCGAAAGCGTGCCAACACCTTAAAATACTATTTGATTCTCAGTGACATTGAGAAAAATGTATCGCCTGGAATGTTTGTTCCGTTTACTGTCACCTCTATTTTTTGCCCTGCTGTCACATCGTTACCGCTAAAGTCCACAACTAATGCAGTGTCCGCAAATGGTGACGGGGTTAGTGTTTCCACTGTTGACCCGTTCACGTTTAGCTTCACCGTTGTCGTGCCCGCCGCATTTTCACATCTGATTATACATTTTCCAACTTCTACATCTACAGGAACGATGAACGCCGAGGCTAATGATGAAGATGAAGTTGGTATTGTTCCGCTACCCAGTGGCACCCAGTATTCTGTTCCCGAAGCTGTAAGCCTAGCCGCTGAGTTGAGCATGATAAGAAACCCCGCGTCTGGAAGTACAAGCGTTCGATTAGCGGCTAACCCTTCAGGACCGCGTAGCGTCGTGCCGTAGGTGTCGTCAACCGCATTACGCACAGCTATTCCCGCCTCGCCTGCTGGTCTTATTGCTGACGCTAACCTGTTAGCTAGTTGCGCTTCTTGGTTGGCGTTATCTGCCGCTATGGCATTTTCTAGTCCTACTCCTGTACTACCACCGTCTTCACCTCCTTCGTCGTCGTCCTTCCTGTCTGGCTCGAGTATTGTGATGCCTCCCGTATCGTTAACAGGGTCGAACGCTTCGATTTTGTATTCGCTTTTATTAGCGTTGTATCGCATTGAGAACATCACCCAAAGTTTGGACTGATAGAAAGCCACTTCAGTCATGTCTATTTGATCGAAATACAAAGTACCGCGCATGATGTTTGTGGTCGTCCTACGTTGCGCCATGTGCTGTTGCACTAGCTTGTTCCCTATAAATTGGCGGTCGGTTGTATCTGCCCCAACGCGCCAGTTATCTTCAGTGTACGAGCTATCTGACAAACGAAGCGAGCCACGTGTCGCCGCGTTGGAAAGGTTGTCGCCTAGAAACGCTTCGCCAAGTTCTAAAACATCCCGCGCGTTGTTGTCGTCAATAGCTTTGAAAATAACAGTGTCGCCTGAGTTGGTTTCGTTGTCACCGATACGAACATCGAAATCTTCAACCGTAATAACACCATCAGCAAACGCCGCCGCTGTTATAGCGGAAGAGGTTGTCCCTGTCATATCATAAGCTATAACATCAACCGTTACTTCAATGCCTGTGCTGTCCGTTGGCAGTCCAATAGTGTAGATACCGTGGGTTAGTGTAGCTCCATTACTATCTGTGCCTTCTACCGCGTCTATTGCTTTTGAAAACCATTCGACGCGGTTTGATTCATCTGTAGTCCAAGACTGGCCTTGGAGATATTGAAAACCGAAGGCGGTAAGGTATTCCTCACCATTAATCACTGTGATCATGCCATCGTTTACTATAGTTACTTGCCTCTTTAGATAATAGTCGCCACACTTTATTTTAGCTTGAAGTTTATAACGAAGCAACCTATCATCGCCCGTTCGTGTAGCGTCAGCTTCTTGAATCATCCTCATGCGGAAGCCAATAGTTAAAGCCTGACTTGCGGGGATAATGTACAAATCAGTTGTGACAGTTTTAGTTCCGAAATTTGATTCGTCCCAATCCTCGTTGTTAATCACAGGAACCCAGCCGCTAAATTTGTACTCAAGCGTTGTTTTATTAACTGGGTTTAGAAAAGCATATTGATACCCCGTTAAACGTCTTGCCCCTGTGGTGTTATTGATTGGGAAAAAATCACTGTCCGTTCCGTTCTGAATAAGCGTGCCATCTTTTTTGTATTCCTTCCATGACTTTGCAGCACTAGAGCCGTTATGCACTTGCCTTGATTGAAAATACCAAACACCCTTATCTTGTACCAAAGTCATTTGGAACGTTTTGCAAATGCCTTCTAAAATCTTGTATGCAGATTTATATTCGAGAACGCCGTTTTCGTTCGCGTCGTACATTTCTTCATGCACAAAACCAATTTCCGCGAAAATGTTATAAGCCACAGCACCACCCCCCGTACCAGTTAAGTAACCCATCCATCTAACCCCCCGTACATAAGGGTCGTCAGTAGCCCAAAAATGGCTTAACCTAGTTTTGTTTAGGCAATTCAGTAAGTGGCTTATGATAGTCGCCTGACCAGTGTAAGCCGTGCCGTCGTTCGTGTAGTCAATACCCTTTAAATTCCCGATGTCGTCACTGGCTACAATGTCAAAACTGTACGGAGTGTTGTCGTCAAACTCCGATAAATCAGTAAGAATAACACCGCACCAAAACAAATCATTATCACCGTCTGGATCCCGATAAATTCCAACCGTCATGCGCCCCTCATCTGCCGTTGATAGGTCGTCAATGAAATCTTCAATTACATTATCGTCAGCAGCGATAACAAGTATTGGAAACGTGCATGACGAAGCGCAGATTGGCGTAAAAAGCTCTTCCGCTTTGCCGTCGTATTCAAGTATGAACCCATCTTCGCCGTTGTGAATTTCGGTTGTTGTACCGTCGAAATCTTGGTCATGGATAGACACCCTGTAAATAATACCTTTATCATTCTGAAACTCGTAGTACAACCGTTCTGCCATCTTACCCTCTTTTTCTGTTTAAGTCTTTCGCCCCGCGCTCAGATACTAGAACCAAGTCCGACCCTTTAATCGTTGCCGTCATTACACCGCCACCGCCGCCTGTGTTCGTTTCCTGTATCATTCCTTTCAGCTTGTCAAGTGGTGTGATAACTTCAGGGTTGTTCTTAGCTCCTGAATACTCACCAACAAGCCCCAATGTTGGACCCGATACGATACCCCCATCAGCGAATGCGATTGCACCAAGCAACCCTTCAACAAGCCCGAAGCCCGCCGCTATTTTGAATGGTATTGTTGCCCCGCCTGTTGCCACAACGTCAGTTGATGGAGCCGACATTGCCGCAACTACATGCGCTTTCGCTATTCCTAGTAACGTGCGAAGCATACTCATTCCCATGTTCTTCAATGCTTGGTCTGCCGCCTGACCTCCCGATATAATCGAACCAAGCGAAGCACCCATTGCACCACCAAACGCGCCCGCTAATTGTGAGTTACGTTCAAGTTTACTTGCTACGCTATCAAGCCCCTCGTTGATCGCTGTAAACTCCTCGTCGCTTGCGCCTCCCGTCATGTTGTACTCGTCAAACTCTTCATTTGCGCCGCTACCTATAGCCTCAAATTTCCCGTCTGTCGGTGTGCTGAAATCGGGTGCCAACTTAACGCCCGAAATGCTTTGCATTGTCATTTCGAGATTGGTCATAACAGTAGCCGCTTCTTTGGCTGCCGCTATAGTTTCGGCTAGTGCTTTTTTTCTTGCCTCGCCCAGTAGTAAAGCATCTGCTGCGGCTTTTTCTGCTGCGGCTTTTGCTTTTTCTGCGGCATCTTCTGCCGCTTCACCTTCCTCTTCTGTTTCTCCTGTTATATCTTCTTTTATAATTGTTTGCTCTAAGAGTAAGGCCCTTTGGTCTTTTAATGCTCGCGCCATGTTGTTGTTAACGCGCTTTTGTAATTTATCTAGCCCCTCCTGTCCTTCGGATAGATATGATATTGCAGACCCCATCCAATTAGTGTCCGCAATATCACCGCCTGATGCGACGGTTATTAATTGAGATTCAATATCCTCAAGTTGTTTTTGAATAGCTTTTGATTTTGCCGCCTCAATTAGAGATTGCTTGTAGGAGTTAACAGCGTTGGTGAGTCCTCCCATCTTTGCCGTTTCAATATCTAAATTACTGAAATAGTCAGGTGCTATTTGTTGGAGTTTTTCTAATGCCGCAATACGTTTGTACTCGCTCGTCGCCTCATTATTCACAGCGGCTGTTAGCTTTACTATTTCTGCCATTTGACCAGCGGAAGCAGTCGAAGTGCTGTTTATGTGAGTTTGTAATTGCTTTTGAACGTCGGCAGCCTTTGAAGCGTCTTGACTCATTGAGTAAAACGCAGCCCCTAAAACAGCAACCGCCGCCGCAGCTATTACATACGGATTTTTAAGTAAGGATAAATTCATTTTTTTTATGTTCGGTATAACGTGTTTAACCATTGTTTCGCCTAGCATTTTATACCCCATAACCATTTGCGGGATAACCACTAACAGCGGCCCAGCTACAGCAAGCAACCCGCCGAAGACCATTATAGTACCCTGCGCGCCACTACTTAACCCAGTGAAGCCCTGAGCAAGCGAAGCGACGTTATCAGCTAACCCCACCATCGTAGGGGCTAGTGCCTCGCCAATAGCTATCTGTGCGCCCTCAATAGCGGACTCCATTTTTTTGAACGAACCCGTTGTGGTTTCGTCCATTATTTTCGCCATCGCTGCGGCGGCACCTTCAGAGTTTTCGAGTGCTTTCGTGAGGCCGTCAACCTTGTCTGCACCCTCACCTAAAACAAGCAAGGCCGCTTGTGCGTGTCGCCCGACTTCGTCCATTGCACCACCCATCGTGATGCCGTTTTCTGCTAGTTTTTTAATTGAACCAGCCGTATCGCCTCCCGTGGAACCTAGTTCTACAATTATACGTCGTAACGCTGTTCCCGCTTGGCTTCCATGTATACCCGCGTCAGCCAATTGCATTAACCTCGATGTCACATCTTCAGCACTCATGCCCGCGCTTTTTGCAACTGGCGCAACCATCTTCATGGACTCCTGAAACCTAGTCAAATCAAGTGCCGAACCGCTGAAGGCGGTTGCCATTACATCAGTTAGCTTGCCTGTCTCCGTTGCATCCATGCCAAACGCACGAATGGTGGAACCAGCAACCTCGGCCGCTTGTGCCAAATCGCTGTCAGTTGCTTGCGCTAAATTTAACGTGGCCTTTGTTACCTGATTGATTTCTTCAGAAGAGAACCCCAGTTTTGCATATTGAAGTTGCAAGTCCGCAACCTGTGAAGCGGTGAAACGTGTTGTTGAGCCTAAGTCCTTTGCGTTCTGTTCTAGTGCTTTAAACTCCGACCCCGTAGCACCCGATACAGCTTTGACCTTAGCCATTGACTGCTCGAAATTAGCGAAGGTCTTTATACCTGTTCCCGCTAGGTAAGCAATTGGAGCGGTGAAAGCCATTGTCATGGAACGCCCCGCCGCTTGCATATTCGAGGTCATGCCGTTCACATCGCGCTTGACCTTCGACATGGAGCGGTTCCAGTTACTCATGTCCGCGCCTACCCTTGCAACTAAATTCCCTAAACCCGCCATGTTTTATCCTTTAAATTCGCTCGATTTTACGGCTTTCTTTTTGTCACGTTTCAAAATAGCTTCACGCGTCTTTTGAAGCTCAATATTTTTGTTTTCATCGCTCAACCCTTGGAAGGAATCTTTTTCCCATGGGAATTTCTGTTTGTAGGTTTTTCCCTTTTTCATGTGTGGTGAAATCAACACGCGGACCTGATACCTTGCCACCTCATAAGCTAACGTAAAGTTAGCATCGGCGCGATCCCTTTCGCCCTGAATCATTAACAAAAGCTCTTCAGTGGTGATGGAGTAGAAAACAGCGGGCGTAAGTTTAAGAAACCCAAAGCCCGCCTTTTCAAGTGCCTGCCACGTCAACGGTGTTCCCGTCTTTACTTCGTGCTTTTTTTTTCCGCTTTTACCTCTTCCGTTACTACGGGTTGGAATTTCTCAATATCTTCCGAAGTCATTAAGTCGCCTAACTCTTCCATTGAGAAAGGCATAGGCTTCGACTCCATGAGATACCCCGCTTCAATAATAAAGAAGGAAAGTGCAAGAAGCTGTTCAACGCCATATTTGTCAGGAGTAAAAGACGTTATGCCCTCACTCTTGAATTTAGCATCGAACTTTTTTAAAGCATTCATTGAACGCCTGTACGGGTGTTGTACCCCGTTGATTTTTATATAATCCATTTTTCGGTATGGTTATGGGTTTATGTAATTACTTCTCTTGTTATCACTCCACTTGAATCAAATGAAGCTGAATAACTTACGTTATCTTCTACTCCACTAGAAATTGAAAGCGATGTCAAACGAGCCTCAAATCTTATGCGCGTATCGCCAACGTTCTCAGTTGGTGAAAACACAACAAAAATTTTGTTTCTGTTTGCCGCCCAAAGCTCGTCAACTCCGACACTGGCATCTTCAGCGTACAACGCCTCGCATGATAGTGATCCAGAGCGAAGCCCTTCAAGTTTTTCCGCGTAGCCTCCTGACTGCTTTGTCGTGGTGTCGCGTGGGTCGTGTGTGAAGTCAAATGAACACGACGTAGCGTGCGCAATTAATACTTCCGACCCTTCTGTTTCTGATACATAAACGGCCATAAGTGTGCCGTTCATTACTCCCGTTGTTTGTGCCATTTATCTTTTTTTAATGGGTTTCTTTTCTTTTGCTGTTGGCGTTACATCGGTAGGCTTTGCCTCGGTAGGCTTGTTTCTTGGATTGGGCTTTGGTGCGTCCGCTTCTGGAGTGCCATACTTTTCAATAAGTATTTCATTCGCCCACTGGCCCATTGTTCCTTTTGGCTTTGGGCGTGTTCCGTACCAACGAGCTTGTAACTTAGTCACGTCTTCGTTGTTCCAGCACTTACCTTCTGCCAGCATTTTGTTATACAGCGAAACGCGGGAGCTGATCACTTGACCGGGCTTCCATTTGCCGTACTGTTTTTTTACAATGATTATCATATCTTCTTCATTTTACGGTGTTCTTTTAACTCTTATTTTGAATCTCAACTCAACGTCGTATCTTTCTGTTTTCACGTCAAAACCCATGTCGTTGGTGTCAAGGTATTGCAAACCATCAAAAGCCACCGAGTTCAATGTTTGAGGTGTAGCCCTATCAAGGTCAGCACGTACAGCCTTTGCCAAAGATAGCAAAGTGTCAGGATTTTGAGAAAACAAAACCAAATTATAAACCTCCTCATCTATCGTTGACGCTCCTGACTTTGTATCATGCGGTTGAACACTTTCATTCATGTACTTAATGTACGCCATCCCTGTGGTGTCCGCTGTTTGGTCCGCATGGTATGGCACTATCACTTGAGTAATAGCAGCGGTGTCACCCGCCAGCATCAAAGTGCGTAATACTATGCCTCCCGTCATCTCATGTATTTTTGTAGCCTTGCGGCTAGTGCGGCTCTTAGCTCGTTTTGCATTCG